GTTATTCTCTCTGGCACTGCTGAGAAATTTGAAGCGCAAGTATTAGGTGTTAATGTTCTGACAAATCAATCTCTTCATCCGAAGAGTCCATTGAATTATATGCCGAAAGACTCGCAGGTTGAGTACTTCGGTAGTTGTCCTGGCATGACGACATTCCGTTCTGATGTGAAAGTCTCTTTAATTAGTGACATTGTAACTGATGTAACGGGTGATCCGAATATTTATGGACCGCCAGTTCAACAGCCAGAATATTTTGGATGGCAAACTTGTCTATCCAATCTGGCAAATCCAGCACTCCCATACGAGCCAGAACTATTGGAAATGGCTATTCGTGATTATAAGAGTGAGATGATTCCAATTTTCCGAAAGGCAATTTGGAGGACGTCTCGCCCTTTGAAAGATCATGAGAATTTGTGTGGGATACCTGGAAAGAAATTCATGGACGCTATCAAGCTTAACACGTCAATTGGTTATCCGTTGAGTGGAACAAAGAGGAACTTTGTTACCGAATTGCCACCTACGGAAACGCGACCAAATAATCGTGTGCTTGATGATGTAATTATGGAGGAAATCCAACGTTGTGAAGATTGTTATCGAAGAGGAGAAAGAGCTTACACAATTGCGAAAGCGTGTAAGAAAGACGAGATCTTGTCGAAGCCAAAATGCAGAATCTTTTATGGTAATGCTATAGCTTTGACTTGGTTGATCAGGAAATATTATCTTCCTATTCTTCGAGTTATGCAAATGAATCCGCTTAAGTCCGAGTGTGCTGTTGGTGTTAACAGTCATGGACCAGAGTGGGAAGTTTTGCATAAACATATTCACAAATTTGGAGAAGACCGATTGATTGGTGGAGATTATGGCAAATATGACCAAAAGTTGCCCTCCCAATTGATCTTTGCTGCCTTACGCATTATGATTGATTTTGCTCGAGAGTGTGATTATACCGAGCAAGATTTGCGTATCATGGAGGCGATGACAGGAGACATTGTGTACTCTATCATTGCTTTCAATGGCGATCTCATTGGTTTGACGGAAGGGACCCACATCAGTGGAAATTCCCTAACCGTTTGTATCAATGGAATCTGTGGCAGTTTGAACCTTCGCTGTTTCTTCTATTCGCAGTACCCTTCAGAGAAATTTGAGGAGCGTATGCCCTTTCGTGACTATGTAGCT